AGCAATGAAGGAGATTGAAAATGGTTTTGACGTACATAGTTACACTCAAAAAGTTATTTCTAATGCTGGTCAAAAGATTAGTAGGCAAGAAGCGAAAGCACATACCTTCGCACCACTCTTCGGTGCAACAGGGTTTGGAAGATCACCTGCAGAAGCAACCTACTACGAGCAGTTTACAAAAAAATACAAAGGAATCGCACTATGGCATTCCAGATTGGCTAAAGAAGCTGTAACACATTTTAAGATAAAGACACCTTCAGGTAGAGAGTTTGCATTTCCTGATGTATCTAGAAGAACAAATGGTGGTGTAACACACTTTACACAGATTAAGAATTATCCTGTACAATCTTTTGCTACTGCAGATATAGTTCCATTAATACTAATGGATATAGATAGAAGATTAAATGGATATAAATCTTGTGTAGTAAATACTGTACATGATTCTATTGTAATTGATGTACACCCTGATGAAGTAGAGGTAGTAAAGAGTATAATAAAATATACTAATAATGATATGACAAGCACGATTAATGAACATTTCAATATAGATTTAAATGTTCCATTACTATTAGAAGCAAAAATAGGTAAGAATTGGCTTGACATGCAAGACGTAATGTGATATAACGTCTAAACCAAATAAAAAAGGAGACACTATGAGTGATTTAGTAACTATAAATACAGATAATTATGCAGTTATGGCAAAGGCTATGGGCATAGCAGGTGCTACTGTAGGCACAAAGACATCTAATAATTTAAATAGATTAAGAATATGGCATTCACCTATCATGGGTGAAGAGAAGGTTGGCAACAAACTAAAAAAAGTAGAAGTTGTAGAAGGTGGTGTGTATAGACTAGAGTTAGTAGATGATGATACATCCACATATTACTATGCAAAGACAGCCACAGTAAGACCTTTTATGCAGAGATATATGTTAAAAAGATATGAGTCTTTTAGCAATGTAAAAGAAGGAGACCCTAAAGGTACATTTCATAAAACAATTATGTCTGATAATTTAAATACAGATTTAAAAGATAATAAAGGTAATTTTAATTGTGGTAAACCTGCAGGATATATAAAAGATTTTAAAGCACTTCCTGTTCACATGCAAGACCTTATAAAGCAGACCAAACGTGTACGTGTCGTTTTTGGAACAATTAAATTAGATGATCCTACAGACATGTATGGTAGAGAAGTTGTTCTTGATGAAGTACCTTTCATATGGGAAGTAGATAATAGAGAAGCCTATAAAACTATAGGTGATCAATTTAATATCTATGCCAAGAAAGAAAAGTTACCATTAAATCATTATATGGTATTAAAAGAGAGTAAAGAAAATCCAATGCAAAATGGTTCTAGTTTCTATACACCTGTTGCACATGTTGACCTATCAAAAACTATAGGTATAGGTGAAGAAGATCATAAAACATTTTCTAACTTTCTTGATTGGATTAAAAACTATAATGATGGTGTGTGTACAGCGTGGGATAACATAGTTCAAGAGAGACAGAGTGAAGTATCAGAAGAAGATGCAGAAACTGTTGATAACTTTGTTGACGTAGAATTGGAAGATGATGCTAAAAAATAATCCTTTTCAAGTACATAATATTAACTACCTATCGCCTAGCAGTATAAATACCTACATAAGCGATATGCCTATGTGGGTAGCTAGGTATCTGTTTGGTATTAAATCAGACAGTGGTGCAGCAGCAATTAGAGGTATTGTGCAAGAGTCTGTGTTAGCTAATAAATATGAAACAGGTGAGTTTGATTTTAATTTATTAGAGATGCAGTTTATGACTAAATGCACAGAATCTAATATTGATTTAGGAGATGTTAAAGTAGAGAAAGAAAGAAATACATTAAAAAACTTTGGTGAAATTCTTGATAAAAACTTTAAGTATAAAAACCTAGAAGACTATCAAGAAAAAGTTGAAGTACAGTTTGATGATATGCCTATACCTGTTATTGGCTATATTGACTTTAGGTTTAAAGATAAAATTGTAGATTTAAAAACATCTGCAAGAATGCCTTACAAACCTACTGAAGCACAGAAAAGACAGATGGCATTCTACTCTATGGCATACCCTAATAATAGTGTAGACTTATTTTTTGCTACACCAAAAGACTATAAAAAGTTTACACTTAAAGATTTATCTGTATACAAAAAACAACTTAAAAATGTTTTTGTCTATTAGCAGTGATAGACATGAGTTAGCTTCATTAGTTTATCCAAACTTTGACTCATGGACTTGGAGTGATAAGCTAAAGAAAGAAGCAAAGAAAATATGGAGAGATAAATAATGACAGATTTAAAAGTAGATGAAATGGCAGAAATGATTAAAGAAAAAGAGAAAGAACTCTTTGAACTTAAAAAAGAATATCGTGAGCGTAGATCAGAAGGTTTACGTCATGCTATTGAACAGCGTAAAGAAGCTGAAAAGTTAGTGCGTGAAGAAATGAAAGCACTTGGCTATGACTATGGTTCTACTGTACGTTATTGGTTATAGATGTCAGCATATAGTGCTACCCAAATAGCACGTAAAAATGGGTATAGGAGTGGTTTAGAAGACAAGGTTGCTGAATATTTAAAAGATAATTCTGTAACTTTTCTATATGAAAAAGTAAAAATAGAATGGGAAGACCTTGCTTATCGCACCTATACCCCTGACTTTGTACTTGATAATGGTATTATAATAGAAACAAAAGGTATGTTTACTACTGCTGACAGAAGAAAACATGTATGTGTAAAGAAGCAACATCCTAATTTAGATATAAGATTTGTTTTTGAAAACAGTAATAGAAAACTATATAAGAATGCAAAGTCAACTTATGCACAGTGGTGTATAAAGCATGGGTTTAGATATAATACTCGTATCATACCTGAAGATTGGCTAAAAGAAAAAGGAAAAAACAACCATCCTAAATTTATAAAGTTTTTAGGAAAAAAATTAAGGAGTTAATTATGACAATAAATTTTACAGATAAAAACCCTGCAGCTTTTTACATAGAACTTTTACCTGATCTTGATGAAAATAATTCTTGGCTAGGTGGACTACAAGTAAATATTATATCTTCAAAAGATAATCCAATGCCTGTAGAATGTAAAAGAGACTTATTACATTTAAGCCAACTTGTTGCAAGTTCTGTTGCATTTATGGAAAAGAATGCAGAGTATGCTGATAAGTTAGAAGATTTTATAAAAGAACCTGAAGAACAAATAAAACATGAAGGTAATGTAATACACTTTAATTTTAAAACAAAGGGGAATGCATAATGGCAGCAAGTATAAAAGAAATAATAGAGTTTGAAAAAGGTGAGACAATACAATCTGACATGGTAAATCATCCACCACATTATAATCAATATGGTATTGAATGCATAGATGCTATAAAAGCCTGTACAGGTAAAGGTTTTGAAGCATATCTACAAGGTAATATATTAAAGTATCTTTGGAGATATGATTATAAAAATGGAGTAGAGGACTTGAAAAAAGCACAATGGTATCTATCTAAACTAATAGAGATAAGAAATGACAATACGAGTTAAAATGATGATTACATTGGATGTAGATACAGAAGAGTATACTGTACCTGCTGATGGAAAAGTAAACGATGAAATAGAAGATTTTGTGAGAGAAGCATTTTACGATTTAGAAGGTGCTGAAGTAAGAAATTTTAGAATAACAAGCGAGGAGATACATAAATGAAATCAAACATAGCAAATCAGTTACCTACTGACTATCAAAACTTTATAGCACTTTCAAGATATGCACGTTGGATACCTGAAGAAAGTAGAAGAGAAGAGTGGTCAGAAACAGTAGATAGATACTTAACAAACATGCAAGATCATCTTGTTAAGAACTATGACTTTGATGAAAAAGTCTATTATGAATTACAAGATAGATTGTTTCATCACATTACTAATTTAAATGTAATGCCAAGTATGAGAGCATTAATGACTGCAGGTAAAGCACTTGATAAATGTCATGTAGCAGGTTACAACTGTTCTTATCTACCTGTTGACAGCCCTCGTGCTTTTGATGAATGTATGTATATTCTTATGTGTGGTACAGGTGTAGGATTCTCTGTAGAACGAGAGAATGTAGATAAACTACCTGTTGTTAATGAACACTTTGAAGATAGCACTACAGTTATCAAACTTATTGCTATGTTATATGTAGGACAAGTTCCTATATTTGATGTTGAAGATGTAAGACCTGCAGGTGCAAGACTTAAAACATTTGGTGGTAGAGCATCAGGTCCTGAACCACTTGTAGACTTATACAGGTTCTGTATTAACATGTTTAAGAATGCAGCAGGTAGAAGACTCTATCCAATAGAGTGTCACGATCTTATGTGTAAGATAGGTGAAGTTGTAGTTGTTGGTGGTGTTAGACGTTCTGCTCTTATCAGTTTATCTAACTTAGGTGATGATCAAATGAGACACGCAAAGTCAGGTCAATGGTGGGAGAATGAAGGACAAAGAGCATTGGCTAATAACAGTGTAGCATACAAAGGTAAGATTAGTATGGAGACATACATGCGTGAATGGTTGGCACTTGTTGA